ACAAATACCACTCCGCAATACGGAGACGTCTCTGGGCACGATTTCCAAGAAATCCAAAACCAACTAGCACACGCTAAAACACTATTCGAAGAACTACCCGAACATGTGAGGTCTAGATTCGAGAATCAACCCTTCAAATTCCTACAATTCGCCCAAGACGAAACTAACTACGACCAAATGGTCGAAATGGGCTTAGCAAACGCGCTACCCACTGAAGATAACGCTCTTCAAACTGACGAGAAAGGCTCGCCTTTCTTGTCCGGCAAAGACGAAGTCGCGCCCAGCAAAGAATCTCCTTCCGGAGATTCTTAATAGGATTGCACTTGATACAATCCTACTGAGTGACACCAACAACGTTGGATCACTCTAAAACTTACTAACAAAACGAGGAACTATAATGAGACGACCAAAGAAAATGAACTATAAAAAATCCAAGAAGATGTTCTCTAGAACAGCTTCACTATCTAACCGTAAAAACTCACTAAGAGGAAACAACATTATGAGAGGCGGAATCCGCCTATAACTAACAACTGGAGAAAACACTATGCCATGCTTTCACCCACTACACGGATATAAATCCCCAAAAAACGGAAAATGGATATCCGAACAAAACTCCCCACTTTACCACAAGTGGGAACCTCTATCAATACCCTGCAACAAATGTACAGGTTGCAGAACAGAATACTCACGCCAATGGGCGATGAGAATAACCCACGAAGCCTCCCTATGGAAACGCACTAGCGGAAACACTTTCATAACACTAACCTATAACGATAACTGGCTTCCAACTTACAACACTTTAATAAAAAGAGACTTCACCCTTTTTATGAAAAGACTTAGAAAAAAACGTAAATCCAATAAACAAAACCCAATAAGATTCTACATGTGTGGAGAATACGGCGAAAAAAAAGGCCGTCCACACTACCACGCAATACTATTCAATTGCCTATTCAAAAAAGAAGATAAAATCGGAAAGAATCTATACACCTCTACAGAACTCCAAGACCTCTGGACTTGGACTAACCCAAAAGACAAATCCCAAAAAGAGTCCATGGGCTACGTATCCCATGGTGACGTAACATTCCAATCAGCCGCTTACGTAGCAAACTACGTACAAAAAAAAATAAACGGCAAACAAAAAGCAGAACACTACGCTATACCCGGAACTAAATTCTCAAGACAACAAGAATACGCACAAATGAGCCGGAAACCGGGCATAGCCGGTGACTGGCTCACCCAATGGAAAGACGAAGTCTACAGAAACGACTCTATACACATAGATGGTCGTAAAATGAAACCACCCAAATACTATGACAGACAAATGGAAATACTCGAACCCCAAAAAATAGCTATAATTAAAGCACAACGCAAAATTGAAATGGAATCACTTCAACACTTATTTACACCCGAAGCCCTCAAACAAAAAGAGGTACATCACAAAGCCAAAATGGCACTATATAAAAGGAATCAACTATGACACTCGAAATATTCACAATCTATGACACAAAATCAGAAACTTACTTTCAACCTTTCTACATGCTAAATACAGCAATGGCACTACGCCAATTCGCAGACATGGCGAATGATAAAGAAAGCAACATATCCAAACACCCAGAAGACTACACTCTATACCACCTAGGCTCTTGGCAAGACCAAGACGCCAAATTCGAAACACCCGACAAAAAACTAATAGCATCCGCTAACGAAAACGTGATATCATTCACTAAAACTAAACCTACGGAGTAAAATGAAACAGCCCTCATCACACACACGTAACACTAGAATCCCTACCAGCAACCAACACCGCTTCTCAGAAGTACCCCATGCAGATATACAACGCTCAACTTTTGACCGCTCACATGGACTTAAAACAACCTTCACTGCTGGAGACCTAGTACCAATATACGTAGATGAGGCCTTACCAGGAGATAGCTTTTCCTGCAACATGACAGCCTTCGCCAGGCTGTCAACACCAATTAACCCAACCATGGACAACTTGTACATGGACACCCACTTCTTCGCCGTCCCAGTCAGACTACTATGGGACGACTTCCAAGAATTCATGGGAGAAACCCAAGAAGGACAATACACAGCCGCAAACAATACAGCATCCGTATCAGAAACTCCGCCAATCCCGCCAACAATTACAACCCCAGCCGGAGGCGCACTCGAACAAACACTATCAGACTACATCGGCATACCAACTAAAATAGCCGCACTAACACATTCAGCCCTATGGCACAGAGCCTACACATTATGCTACAACGATTGGTTCAGAGATGAAAATCTCCAAGACTTCAAACCAATGCTCAAAACCTCAGGCAACGACGCCACAGCATACACAATACACAAACGCGGTAAACGCCACGACTATTTCACATCATCATTACCATGGCCACAAAAAGGCGCAGACGTAACACTGCCATTAGGTTCCATAGCTCCTGTTATATCTAACGCCGACGACATTAAAATGCGTGGCAATACTGGCTCTGTCAGCAATATTGTTACTTATTCTAATCAACTTTACTCTAGTGGCGGAAGTGCAGACGCTGCTGTAGCAAACTTCGGCCCATCTGGTACTACAACTACTGGTCTTTCTGCTGATTTAACGAACGCAACATCAGCAACTATAAACCAACTTCGACTTGCTTTCGCAACTCAAAAATTCTTAGAAAAGCAAGCACGCGGCGGTAGCCGATACATCGAAGTAATAAAATCACACTTTAACGTAACCTCACCAGACGCCCGCTTAATGAGACCTGAGTACCTCGGAGGAGGAAGCTCCCCCGTAAACATCTCACCAATAGCACAAACAGCCTCAACTGATTCAACAAGCCCGCAGGGCAACCTAGCGGCCATAGGAACTTCAACACTCATGAATCATTCATGGACTAAATCGTTCGTCGAGCACTCGATTCTGATAGGCATAGTCAGCGTCCGCGCAGACCTAACATACCAACAAGGCCTAAACCGCATGTTTTCAAGAAACACAATCTACGATTACTACTGGCCAACGCTATCTACTATCGGCGAACAAGCCGTACTAAACAAAGAAATATATGCAGATGGCTCTGCCACTGACGAACTGAGTTGGGGATATCAGGAAAGATACGCAGAATACAGGTATAAACCCTCATCAATAACAGGGTTATTCCGCACCAACGCCACAACAGGCGGCACACTAGACTCATGGCACTACGCCGAATCATACTCAGCACTACCAGTACTCGGCTCTACTTTCATAGAAGTGCCACACACTAACGTACAGAGAACGCTTGCCGTAGCCTCTGTACCACAATTCATATTTGACTCACTGTTCAAACTCAATTGTGTAAGACCGATGCCCGTGAATAGCATACCGGGGGGCACACACTTCTAATGGAAGAAGACTCAGGCTTATTAGGCGGCATGTTCGGCTTTCTCTCTGGAGAACGCCGCAACAGACATGCTGCCAAACAATCTCAAAAACAAATGGACTTTCAAGAACGAATGTCCAACTCAGCCGTACAACGCCGAATGGCGGACTTAAAATCGGCTGGACTTAACCCAATACTAGCTGGCGGGAAAGAAGCCAGCTCACCCGCAGGACAACAAGCCACAGTCGAAGACTCAGGCCAAAAAGGAATGGCAGCCGCCACATCCGCACAAAACCTTGCTAATATGCAACAACAAGAAAAGCTAGCTGATTCTAATACCAGACTAGCAGATACTAATACAGACATAGCAAACAATACATATCAAGCCGGTCTCGGCCAAGCCGAATTAGGCGAACAATACAAAAACTACTTGCAATCTCCAGCAGGAAAAGCAGCCACTAGAGCCGCCTTTTTCGCTAACAGCGCCGCCGCTGTCTCTGGAGTAATATCAGATTTCATACCTAAACTAGGTACAATGAAAACTAAAACAACACGAGGAACTCAAAAATAACTATGACTAAAAAAACACAACCAAAATTCCGTTCAACGTACAACACCGGTACACTTGATTACGGAATAAAACACACTGACGGTATAACCGAACAGCACCATACAAACGCATGCGATATTAATCTAATACTCGCTCAATTCATGGAAACAGGAATCATGCCACCTACAAATACCACTCCGCAATACGGAGACGTCTCTGGGCACGATTTCCAAGAAATCCAAAACCAACTAGCACACGCTAAAACACTATTCGAAGAACTACCCGAACATGTGAGGTCTAGATTCGAGAATC